TCATCCAGTTCAGGTTGCACTGGTTGGTGCCAAGGCCACTGATGTTCCCTATCTGACTTTCCAGATGAAGCAGAAGGGTGAACTTGAACTGGATGATCAGGGCAAGATCAAGGGCATTGATGACATGCTGGCCGGTCTGAAGACCCAGTTCCCGGCATTCTTTGAATCTGCCACCGGTTCCGGCAAGCAGATTGACCCCCAGAAACTGCCTGACCGCAAGCCTGATGGTGGTGCAATGACCAAGGCAGAATTCCTGCGCAAGCCCTATGCAGAACGGGTGGCATTTGCCAATGAAAACCCTGAAGCATACAACTCTATCATGAACAAGTAATTTTGAAAGGAAGAATCAAAAAATGGCTACTACTATGCTGAATGATATTATCAATCCCCAAGTCATGGGTGACATGATCGAAGCAAAGATCCCCCACATGCTGAAGTTCACCCCCTTTGCCAAGGTTGACACCACGCTGGTTGGTGTTCCCGGTGACACCAAGACCGTTCCCAGCTGGAACTTCATTGGTGCCGCTGAAGACCTGACTGAAGACGGTGAGATCATCCCCAAGAAGCTGACCGCCAGCACCGCAGAATTCACCATCAAGTGTGCCGCACAGTCTGTGGGCATTTCCCAGAAGTCCATCAATTCCGGTATGGGTGACCCCGTTGGCACTGCTGAAGCCCAGCTGGCCAAGTCCATTGCCGTCAAGGTTGATGCTGACGTTCTGGCCGCACTGCTGACCGCTTCCCAGAAGTATGACGGTTCTGCCGCCATCATCAAGTATTCCGGTGTTGTGGATGCCGTTGGTGTCCTGAACGAGGAAGAAATCACTGACAAGGTTCTGTTTGTCAACCCCGCACAGGTCACTGCCCTGCGCAAGGATTCTGACTTCATGGATAAGAACAAGTATGGCAATGATGTCATGGTGTCCGGCGAAATCGGCATGATTGCTGGTGTCCGTATCGTTCCCACCAACCAGATTGTTGCCGCTGATGGCAAGTACGTCTGTCCTCTGGTCAAGCTGGAACCCGCTTCCACTGAAACCGAGTATGCAGAAACTGAACTGCCCGCTGTCACCATCTTCCTGAAGGCTGACACCCAAGTTGACCATGAATGGTTCCCCAAGAAGCAGATCCACGACATCACCGCCGCCAAGTATTATGGTGCCGCGCTGACCAACGCTTCCAAGGTTGTTCTGGCAACCTTCAAGGCCTGATCTGACGGGTGGTGAATCCTGATGATCATCACTGTGGAAAAACTGAAGGAACAGGTCAACTGCGGTACTGCCGCAGATGACCTGATCACCACCAAGCTGGAAGCCATTGAAGCGGTCATCAGGGCATACACCAACAACAACTTCCAACAGCGGTCTGTCCGTTTCTGTGGAAGATCTGAAGATTTCCGTGTGTACGGTTCCCCCCGGTTCTTTGCCGTGGGGGACACCGCGCAGATCAGCGGATCCGGTGTGAATGATGGTCTGTATGTGGTCACCGTGGTGAATGATGACTGTCTTGAATTGGACAAGTCCCTGATGCCCGTTGACTGCAATCTGGTGACCAAAATCAAATATCCGGCAGATGTCATCCAGTGTGCTGTGGATCTGTACAAGTGGAAGCAGACCATGGGTGACAAGGTTGGTGTGAAATCTGAAACCCTGTCCCGTCATTCTGTGACTTATGAAGACAGTGCCACCCTGTTCATGGGTTATCCTGTAGGCATCCTGAATGGATTGAATCTGTACAAGAAAGCAAGGTGTTGACCGTGATTGGTGGAAACATTGAAGCTGTTCTTCAGCAGAAAAACGGATCCACTTCCAACCGGATTGGTGAGAAGATCCAATCATGGGCAGATGCCGCCATCCTGACTGGTTGGCTGGATCTGCAAGCCGGTGATTCCAAGTACACCCACAATGCCAAACTTCAGGAATCCACCCACATCTTCATCTGTGACTATGTGGACATTGACCGGAAGCCCAATGACAAGCGGCTGGTGGTCAATGGCATGATCTATGATGTTCTGTTGATTGATGACCCCATGGAAATGCATCAGCATTTAGAAATCTATCTGCGGTATGTGGGGTGATCTGAATGTCCAAGGTCAAATTCATTGATCACACTGAAGAAGTGAAGAATCTGCTTGCTGGACTGGCCATGTCTTCCTTGGAAGAAGCGGCTGGTGAACTGGAAACACAGGTCAAGCAGAACACCAAGGTGGTCACCAGCAAGACCAAAAACAGTTGGCGGCACACGGTTACCAAAAAGGGTGATGTGTATGAAGCCAACGTTGGATCCGACTATGAGAATGCCATCTGGGAAGAATTCGGCACCGGTGAATATGCGTTAAATGGTGACGGCAGAAAAGGCGGCTGGTTCTATGTGGATGAAAAGGGTAAAGGTCATTTTACCCGTGGTAAACATCCGAGAAGGCCGTTCTGGAATGCGTATTGCACTATGAAACCAAAAATCATCAAGTATTTACAGGATAAGTTGAAAGGGGGACTGGTTTGATGTCCGTACTGCAAGTCTTAAAAGATGAATTGAACGGCATTGCCGTCCCTTATGAATTCATGGAATGGACGGATCCTGTTCAAGGTACCTATTGGGTTGGTGAACTGTCTGAAGTTCCCACCGTTGCTGAAGACGGTGGCAAAGAAAGCACCGTGATCCTGACCGGCACCGCCAACGGCAAGTTGGGCGGATCTTGGCTGGAACTGGAAGAAGCACGGGCAAAGATTGAAAGTCACTTCCACCCCATCTGCGGACTGCACAAGTCCACGGATGATGGTGCAGTGGCTATTTTTTATTCAAACAGCTTCCCGGTTCCCACCGGGGAAGCGGATCTGAAGCGTATTCAGATCAATTTGCAAGTTAAGGAATGGAGGAATATCCAATGAGCATTATCGGTAAGCACGGTATTTCCACCACCACCCCGGAAAATATCCTGCTGGGTGCTGGTACCTACCACCGCAATCTGAAGTATCAGGACGGCAAGTGGACTGGTGACATTCTGGGTGCTACCAATGGCGGCGGCAAGATTTCCATTGCCGGTGAATTCGTTGATGTACAAGTTGACGGTGCACTGGTAAAGGTCAAGGGTCTGGCCGTCAAGCAGGGCGGCACTGTGACCGCTGAAGTCACCTTTGCAGAACTGTCCACCGCAGTCATGAAGATGGCAACCCTGTTTGAAACTGCTGAATCTGATGTTGATGGTTATACCATGCTTCAGGACAAGGCCGCAATCACTGAAGGTGATTATGTTGAAAACTTTGGTTTCGTGGGTTACACCCTGAACAATGCCAAGCAGATCATTTTCATCATGGAAAATGCCCTGTGTACTTCCGGCATGGAGATTGAAACCAAGGCCAAGGAACAGGCCGTGGTCAAGCTGACCATGGAAGCATATGCCAACCTGACGGATGACAGCACCCTCGACACCCTGCCCGTCAAGATCTATTATCCTGATGACCCCATGGTCTAATGTGGAGGTATGAAGTATGAAGGCAAAAGTGAAGATCCAGTTCTATGATTCCGTTGCCAAGAAGGTGCGGAAGGTGGGCGAAGTCATCGACATCACCCCTGCCCGTTTCAATGAGATCCGCAACAAGGGTGCCTTTGTTGAAGCGGTTGCTGAAAACGAAAAGCCTGTGAAGGTCTAAATTTTGAAAGGATGAATCCTGATGAAAGAAAATACCGTTGTAGTTGAAACCGTGGTGCAGGAAGAATGCACCAAGCCCTATGTGTTCCGAACGCTGGAAGCAACTGATGTCTTCCTGATGTTCAAGATCCTTGGCAAGATCGGCCTGAATGAATTTGCTGAATCCTTTGGCAAGGAATCTGTCCAGAAGATGCTGGTCAATGTGACCACTGAAGGTGCTGTGGGTAATCTTGCCAGAAATGCCGGTATCGGCATCACGCTGGAAATTGCCAATGTCATTCTGGGCAACCTTCCCAGATGTGAACAGGAAATCTTCCGGATGCTGTCCAACACTTCCAACCTGTCTGTTGCAGAGGTAAAGAAGCTGGACATGCCCACCTTCACTGCAATGGTGATTGATTTCATCAAGAAGGATGAATTCAAGGATTTTATCAAGGTTGTTTCCGCATTGTTCAAGTAAATGAAATAAAGTTCATGGATCTGCTATTCAAAAGATATGCAGATCCATTTTCTTTGTTAAATGGTTACATTCAGACATCACGGTTCTGTGAATTCATCAATGCCTTCTGTGAACAGAAGACTGAAGATGACCGTTGGGAATACTTCCTGCACAAGGTGTGGGACAAGTCCTATTCCGCATTCTGTGAATCCTTGCGGGTGACCCAAGATCTGCAAGAAATGTCTGATGAAGATATGGAAGCAACCGTGAAGAAATCCATGGACATTCTTGGGAACTTCAACCCCTATCCGGAAGAAGGTGAAATGTAAATGGATTTATTTGAATTGAATGGCCGGGTAGTGGTCAACCTTGCCGATGCCCTAAAGGCATTTGACGAGATTCAAAAACATGGACAACAGACGGAAAGCAAGATGTCCAAGGTGTTTTCCGCCGTTGGCAAGGGTGCCGCCGCAGTTGGCAAGGCAGTTGGTGCCGGTATGGTTGCGGCAGGAACGGCCATGGCGGGTCTGACCGTCAAGGCACTGAATCTGTCCGGTGAACTGGAACAGAACATGGGTGGTTCTGAACAGGTCTTCAAGGAATATGCAAACAGTATGCAGGAAACTGCACGGAACGCATTTTCCAACATGGGTCTGTCCACCAGTGATTTCCTAGCCACGGCCAACAAAATGGGTGCACTGTTCCAAGGTGCTGGATTCAGCATTCAGGAATCTGCGGATCTGTCTGCTGAAGCAATGCAACGCGCGGCTGATGTGGCATCCATCATGGGTATTGACACCAGTGCCGCCATGGAAGCCATTGCCGGTGCGGCAAAGGGCAACTTCACCATGATGGACAACCTTGGTGTGGCCATGAATGACACCACCCTTCAGGCATATGCGCTGGAAAAGGGCATCAATAAGACCACACAGGAAATGACCAACCAAGAAAAGATTGGTCTTGCCATGGAAATGTTCATGGAGAAGACTGCCTATGCCGCCGGAAACTATGCACGGGAAAATGAAACCCTTGCCGGTTCCCTTGGTACTGCCAAGGCGGCATTGACAAACTTCCTTGACGGTTCCGGCAATGTGGATCAGCTGGTGACGGCCTTCACCAATGCCACAACAGTCATCATTGACAATGTGGCACAGATTGCACCCCGGCTGGTCAGCGGTATCACCGATGTGGTGAATCAGATCATCCCCATGATCCCGCCGCTGATGAATCAGCTGTTGCCCGTCATCATTGAAGGTGCCACATCCTTGATCAACGGATTGGTTGCGGCAATGCCCGCACTGATCGGCGGCATCATGGCATGTCTTCCGGCACTGATTGACGGTCTGACCCAAATTATCAACGCAGTGATCCAAGCACTGCCCCAGCTGATGGAAATGATCGTGTCCGCACTTCCGGCACTGATCCCCGCGCTGGTTGATGGTGTGGCATCCATGATTGTCACACTGGCAAGTAATCTGCCGGATCTGATTCAGCCCATCATTGGTTATCTGCCTGAAATCATTGTGGCCATTGTGACAGCACTGCTGGACAACCTTCCCCAGTTGGTGGAAGCCGGTGGAAATCTGTTGCTTGGTCTGCTGGAAGGCATGGTTCAAGCAATGGCAAGTATCCCAGAAGTATTGCTTGGTATTTTTGAAGCCATTGAATTTGGTCTTCGGGATCTGTTTGGTATTCACAGTCCCAGCACCGTCATGATGGAAATTGGCAAAAATATCATTCAGGGTTTGATCAATGGTATTCAGAATCTGTTGTCCGGTGTCACCAAGCTGTGGGACAACCTGAAGACATCCACAATGAATGTGTGGAATGGCATCAAGTCTGCCGTCAGCAGTGTGGTGAACGGTATCCAGTCCACGGTGTCCGGTGTGTTCAACAGTGTGAAGTCCACCGTGTCCAGCATCTGGAACACCATCAAGTCCACCATTTCTGATGCAATCGACGGTGCAAAGGATGCGGTCAAGCGTGGTATTGATGCCATCAAGGGATTCTTCAATTTCAAAATCAGCTGGCCGCACATCCCCATGCCCCACTTTGCAATCAGTCCTTCTGGTTGGAAAATCGGTGACCTGCTGAAGGGAAGCATCCCGAAACTGTCTATTGACTGGTATGCCAAGGCAATGAACAACCCCATGATCATGACGGATCCCACTGTCTTTGGTTATAACCCGGCAACGGGAAGCCTGATGGCCGGTGGTGAATCTGGCAGTGAAGTTGTGTCTGGAACCAACACACTGATGAACATGATTGGTGATGCTGTGGAACGCAAGACGGGCGAACAGACTGAACGGATCATTGCCGTGCTGGTTGACCTGCTGGATGCCACCGTGAATGGCAATCAGGATCTGCTGAAGGCAACGATGGCAGACCGGACATTCAGTGTTGGTGAAAGAGAATTTGGAAGGCTGGTGAAAGCATATGCTCGATAATTTCATTTATGAAGATCACATTGGGCGGCGGTTCACCGGCCTTGACCAACACGTGTATCTGAATTACAACGATTTGCGGAATTATTCGTGGAGTTATGACACCATCAACAACCGGATTTCCCGCTTTTATCGTGGTATCACAGACCGGAAAATTCCACTTGTGGTCTGTTGCAAGTCGGATGCTGAAGCAATTGCTGTGAAAAATCGTCTGCTGGATATGGCTGAAGTTGACATTGAAGCCAACCGTCCCGGCAAGGTGTATATTGGTGAATATTATACAACCGGTTATATTACATCCAGCAAGAAAAGTAACTATCTGGTCAGCAAGCGAATGTGCAACATTGAGTTGACCCTGACAAGTGATGACCCGGCATGGTACCGGGAACAGCGGTATCCTTTTGCCGTTGGCGATGATTCCGTCAATGCGGCAAGTGGTACGGATTATCCGTATAAATATCCATATGACTATGCAGTATCCCTGACCAACAGAAACATTGTGTGCAATTCTGCCGGAAGCAATCCATTCAAGCTATTGATCTATGGTAGCGCGGTGAATCCCACCATCAATATTGGTGGCCACACATACACCATCAATGGCACAATTGGTGCTGGTGAAACGTTGCTGATTGATAGTCTGACAAAGACCATCACCTTGACCACGGCAACCGGCACCAAAGTCAACTGGTTTGACAAGCGTGACCGGGACAGTTATATCTTCCAACCCATTCCGGCAGGTCAGAACACTGTCAGCTGGAATGGATCTTTCGGTTTTGATCTGACGGTGATTGAGAAACGGAGCGAACCACGATGGACTTGATCTATACTGATGCAAACAAGGTGGATCGGGGTGTTCTGGGTACGCATGCCTTTGATCTGTCCTTTGGCGATAGTGAAAACAATTTCCAAATGACCCTTGGATCCAATGAAGTAGTGCTGGATTTCGGTGCCTTTGCCTATATCGAAGGCACCGAATATGGCGGCATCATTGACATCCGAAAAAGTCAGACCACCAGTGATACCATCACATATAAGGGAAGAACTTGGCATGGTATTTTGAACAGCAAGGTAATTGAACCGGATCCCGGTGAAAATTACTATGTTGTGTCAGGTGATGCCAATGTGGTGTTGGCCACACTGGTTGACCGTCTGGGGCTGTCAGGGCTGTTTGTAGCGGACAACAATTCGTCTGGAATTGTTATCACCCCCTATCAGTTCCACCGTTACTGCAAGGGCTATGACGGCATTCGGGCAATGCTTGCGGCCAATGGTGCCAAGCTGAAGATTGCATGGAAAGAATGTGCAGTCCATCTGTCAGCTGAACCCATTGTGGACTATTCTGAAGCACCCATTGATGGTGATATTGCAACCCTGATTGTGGAACAGCACCGGAAGAAGGTGAATCATCTGATCTGTTTGGGACAAGGTAACCTTGCAGAACGGGAAGTGATTCACCTGTATGCTGACCAATTCGGCAATATCGGTGATGTACAATACTACACTGGAATTGATGAAATCACAGACACCTATGAAAACACCAATGCTGAAGATCTGGAAAGTGACGGAATCAAAAGATTCAAAGAATTGTTGAATACTGACACCGCTGAAATCACCATCCCGGAAGATAGCATTCTGGTCTATGATATCGGTGATATTGTGGATGCTTCTGATGTGACTTCCGGTGTCAGTGTTGCCGCCATGGTGTCACAAAAAATTGTAAAAATCAACAACGGTGTAGTCAGCACCGAATATAAAACAGGCAGGTGATTTGAAACATGGCTGAAAATTATCTGATTACCGGTTACTGGGGCACACCCCATGTGACCGCTGAAAATGACCGGGGCATTCATGCTGGTATCTTTGGTGCTGGCAGATTTGTCCTTCCAGTGGGTGAACGGTTCCGGGTGGAATATATCGGCAACAATACCATCAGAATGTATGACGGAAAGCTGATGGACAATGGAGCCGCCGCCGGTATCCCTGCCGGTGAATATATGGATCTTCTGATCGCCAATGCTGGACAGGACATGAAGCGAAAAGACCTGATCATCTTCCAGTATCAGCGGGATTCTTCCACCATGGTCGAGTCCGGTACCTTCACGGTGCTGACCGGTACCGAGACCAGCGGCACGGCATCTGATCCCACCCTGAC